ATGGCGCGCCTCACACGCCCCCTCACTAACAACGAAATCCTTAAAGCCAAACCTCGGGAAAAAGACTTCACCCTTCATGATGGTGACGGCCTGTTCTTGCTCGTCAAAACCACCGGTAAAAAACTCTGGCGCTTCCGCTATCAACGTCCGGTCAGTGGCAGCCGAACTAATTTGAGTCTCGGCTCATACCCTGCCCTTACTCTCGCAGCAGCTCGTCAGATACGCGACCAGCACTTAACCACACTCGCGCAGGGTATGGATCCGCAACAGCAACAAGAGCAGGCATCAGAACAGCGTCAGATTGAGCTGGATAGCATTTTCTCAACTGTGGCCGCCAACTGGTTCAAAATGAAGAGCAAAAGCGTCACTGAAGACTACGCGAAAGATATATGGCGCTCTTTAGATAAGGACGTGTTCCCCGCAATAGGCGCAATACCTGTTCAGGAAATTAAGGCCAGAACGATAGTTGAAGCATTGGAGCCAATCAAAGCACGTGGCGCATTAGAGACGGTTCGCCGCCTGGTACAACGTATTAACGAAATCATGATCTACGCCGTCAACACTGGCCTGATTGATGCAAACCCGGCATCAGGTGTCGGAATGGCATTTGAGAAACCAAAAAAGCAAAACATGCCGACCCTTCGGCCGGAAGAATTGCCGAAGCTAATGCGCTCTTTGGTGATGTCGAATCTGTCTGTTTCGACTCGCTGTCTTATTGAATGGCAGCTTCTGACTCTCGTGCGACCTTCTGAGGCTTCAGGTACACGATGGGCAGAGATCGATCTCAATGCCAAACTCTGGACGATCCCAGCCGAACGGATGAAGGCAAAACGGGAACACATCGTACCTCTTTCTACTCAAGCATTAGAGATTCTGGAAGTAATGAGGCCAATCAGTGCACATAGAGAATATATTTTTCCAAGTAGAAATGATCCACAGCAACCTATGAATAGCCAGACGGCTAATGCCGCTTTGAAGCGAATAGGTTATGGTGGTAAATTAGTCGCACATGGATTACGTTCTATCGCGAGTACAACTATGAATGAAGCTGGTTTCAACGCTGATATAATTGAATCATCTTTGGCACATACAGATAAAAATGAAGTCAGAAGAGCATATAACCGTGCAAATTATTTAAAACAACGTAGTGATTTATTAGCTTGGTGGGGTGATGAAATCCAAAATGCTTCCATCATAAAATCTAAAAGCAAAGGATAAGAAATGTTTAAAACATTAAAAGTAGAAAATTTTAAGGTTTGGACTGATACAGGTGAAATCAAAATGTCACCTATCACTCTTTTCTTTGGAACAAATAGCTCTGGTAAATCTAGTATTGGCCAGCTTCTCATGATGCTTAAACAAACGGTTGAATCATCTGATAGAAAAACCCCATTCTACCCAGGAGGTAAAAACTCAGCAGTACAATTGGGCTCATTTCAAGACATGGTTAACATGAGAGACGTTAACAAGAACATCTCATTTGAGTACTCTTGGTCAATAGATGAATTATACTCTAAATCATCATTAGACAGCATTATATCCTTATCGAAAATATGCCATTTTAAATCTGAGATATCTTTTAATGCTGAGAATAATAGCTTATATGTCAATGGATTCTCATATACATTCTATCAGAAAGAAAAAGATGATGTATCTATAGGACTTGTTCGTGACGCTAAGTCAAATTATAAAATCAAAACTAACAATTTCACTCTAACTCGACAGAAGGGTAGGGTTTGGGCGATAAAAGATGTAGTTAGATTTTATGGTTTCCCTGAGGAAGTCGTAGCTTACCATCAAAATGCTGATTTTGTGCAAGACATCAATCTAATGCATGAAAAGCTATTCCGTTCAGTATGTTACTTAGGGCCAATGAGAAATAAGCCTGAACGATTATATCCATGGACTGGAATTTCACCAGAAAGCGTAGGTTATGCAGGTGAAAATGCAATTTCCGCCATTCTTTCATCAAAAGAAAGAAGAATCGGCCTTGATTATAAAAAGAAAAATAAACCATTAGAAGAAATCATCGCTGAAAAATTAAAACAAATGGACTTAATTGATAGTTTTTCTGTAAAAGCAATTTCAGAACATCGTCAAGAATATGAAGTCAAAGTTAAAACTAAAGGCTCTAAACAGTGGGTAGACCTTCCAGATGTTGGGTTTGGGGTTTCTCAGGTTCTTCCAGTTCTAGTACAATGCTTTTACGCTCAACCAGGCTCAATAATTTTGATGGAACAACCCGAAATTCATTTACACCCAAAAGCACAATCAGTGCTTGCTGATGTTATGATCGATGTTATCCGTTCACGAGAAAATGGAAAATCAAGAGGCATACAGCTAATTATAGAAACTCACTCAGAGCATTTCCTTCGCAGACTGCAAAGGAGAATAGCAGAAGACAAAATAAAATCCGAGGAAGTTTCCGCGTACTTCTCTGACATTTCATCTTCAACCCCAAAATTAACACCGTTGCAAATCGATACATTTGGAAATATCCTCAACTGGCCAGATAATTTCTTTGGTGATGAATTAACAGACATTACAGAGCAAGCAAAATCAGCGTTAAAAAGAAGAATAAAAGAAAAAGAAGGTACATCTAAATGAATAAATTACCTGCTGCTTTTTTAATTGATACAAATGTTGCTGTTACAGCTAATATGCACACAGATATAAAAAACATTCCAGATGATATTCTAAGCTGTGTTTTAGAGTGTGTTGAAATAATAGAAAAGGCAATTGCAAATGGTGGGTTAGTTATTGATGAAGCACAAGAAATAGTTGAAGAGTATCGCTCAAATTTAAGCATGAGTGGAGCCCCTGGCGTTGGTGATAAATTTATGAAATGGATTTACACTAACCAATGGAAATTCCCTGATAAAAACATCGTAAGAATTACAAAAACCGAAACTAGCTATGAGGAGTTCCCTGTACATGAAGGCCTGACAAACTTTGATTTATCGGATAGAAAATTTGTAGCCACGTCATACGCACACGTAGACAAACCGCCTATTTTTCAAGCAACTGATAGTAAATGGTGGGGCTGGAAAGAATCTCTTGCTGATGTAGGCATAACGGTTCATTTTGCTGACGAAAAACTCATAAGTGATACATATAATAGGAAGTTTCCAAATGGAAGATGAACTATATAAATTCCCGTCCACTCCACATATTTTTTACCATCCTAACGTCAGGGATGACAAGGTCATTTCAGATAAAGAACGATTATTGCTTTCAACTAAAAAAACCATAATAGAAGAGAAAATTGACGGAGCTAATCTAGGCATTTCCTTTAATGGTAATGCAGACTTACTCCTTCAAAATAGGGGTTCTTTTTTACATCAACCTTTTAATGGCCAATGGAAAATGCTTCCTGACTGGTTAAATTACAACCGCGACAACCTTTTTGACTACATTCGAGACCAATACATTATATTTGGGGAATGGTGTTATGCGAAACATTCTATTCACTACACCCGCTTACCTGACTATTTTTTAGCATTTGATGTATTCGATAAGAAAAGAAAAATATTTTTACCACTTCCTCAAAGAAACGAAATAATATCAAATGCAAACCTTCATTGCGTTCCTTTTCTTGACGAAGGTTTCTTTGAACTAAACAAGTTATCTTCTTATATAAAAAAATCAAAATTCAGCGATGAAATATCAGAAGGAATATATTTGAGAGTAGAATCTCTTGAAGCAGTGGACTTTAGAGCAAAAATAGTTCGTCCCGACTTCACTCAAAACATCACAGAGCACTGGAGTAGACGAGCAATTAAAAAAAATCAAATCTTGATTAATCATTTTTAAGCTCCATTTATTTATGTAGCAACTCGCACTCAAGGTTCTAATTCAGGAGCATGTGGCATTCAGCCTAATATTACTCCTCGATACCCAAAATGACTAATTTTCGCCGCCTCAAGGCGGCCTTAACTTCCCCTCTAACCTAAAAGCCTCAGAAGTGCTTCTTTCCTTTTAAACAGCATTATATCTCTCCAGCATGTCAACGAATTGCCACTCATCAATGACAAACACAGAGCGAGAAAATAAATAATTAATTATTATTCCAGCGCGCAATGCTCTCCCCGCCACGCCTGCCCGCTTAAGAGGTCACTTTTAATGCAGGTGCATGAACCGGCTCAGGCCGCGCCGGTACTGGCGTGGTGGGGGAAATAAAATACGGGGATTTGCATGCAAAACCATGCACCTTATGGATGCATGGCTTTTTTCAGGAAAAATAGCGGAATTTTCGGGGATTTTTTCGCGTGCTACCGTGCGACCAGTTCTGCACGTCGGCGGGTGTAAATCAGGTTCTGTGCCGGGGTGAATTTCTCTCGATTATCATCCCGCGAAGCCGCATCAGGCCTGAATCCGATGGCCGTTAAAATGTCGCTGTCCTGCGCGGAATAATTAATTTTGTCACCTGCGGCCAGCCACACTGACAGGGCTTCACGCAGATAATCAACCGAATGCTGCATGGCGCTCTGTTTTACTACGGGAAGCTGTTCATTATACCCCATCAATTCAGGCGCCAGCGTGGCGGCCAGCTCCGCGCCGTGCTGCTGCATAAAGTCATAGAGCCGGTTGCGGATGCTGATGTGCTGCACCTCCTCATGTGAGCGGATATAGCGACCGGCGGCCTGATTAATCTCCCATTTTTTCACGTCGATATTGTCGCGCAAATCCTGCATTTTGCGCGGGATTTGTTCGTCACCAGCAAGGAGCTGTTCACGGTATTCAAGTTCAAGGTCAGCCAGTTCGGCTTTACGTGTCAGCCAGGTGTTTTTGTTTGCCTGACAGGCCTCAAAGGCCTGCTGTATTGTCATAGTGGTCACGTGTCTCTCTCCTGATTAATGCCGGAACGGCGAGCTGTAGCAGCCCTGTTCTTTACGCGGCGGCAGCGGCGTCACCGGGGTGGGGTCAGGTTTCTCCGGTGCGGCACGTATCACACCGTCAACCGACTCGATGGTGCGGAAAGTGGCCGAACATTCGATATTGGTACACTGGTGATAACGCTGTTTGACGTTTTCCGACAGATAACGGCTGGTACGGACGTGCGCGGTCTTTTTGCAGAACGGACAGTGAAACATAATTCAGCCCTCTGCCTGTTCGTGGGATTTTGCAGCCAGTTCAGCGGCAAGCTTCATCCGTCTGGCCGGGCTTCTTAACAGCGCCATATCAACCCCGGTTATGACCGGGCGATTCATGCCCGTTACGGACAGGACCGGCTCCTGCTCCATATCAAAATGATACAGGGCTGACTGCAGATTCAGGGCATCACCCAGCTCACGTGTCGCGGTCGCACGCGATGAGGTTTCTCCGCTCATTTCCAGCGACCGTATACGCAACAGGAAGGCACGTAACAGTGCGGGGCTGATACCGGCCAGCACCTTCTTCCATTCGCTGTTGGCGTAAGTGGTGAATGCTTTTTCATGGGCGCTGATATAAGCCGTACCGGAGGAGCATGCGCCAAGCATGGCGAGACTTTTGTCTTTCTCCAGCTCGGTAATCAGACCGGTGAACTCATCAGCCAGTTCGCGGCTGGCGATACGTTTACTGTGTTCAGCTTTCAGTTCAGGAGTGAGGTTGCCGCGCAGAGTTCGAAGGCGGCTGCGCCAGTCCTGTTCGGCCTGTGCACTTTCACTGAGGGCGGTCTGTCGTTCCTGCTCACAACGCTGAATGGAAGCCTCAATGTCGCTGAGTTTACCCATGCTGGCCGTGTGTGCATCTTTTGCTTCGTTAAGTGCGGCCAGCGCACCGGCAATGCGTTGTTCCGCGCCTTCATCCTGTTTACTGATAACGGTCTGCATGGCTTTGATAATGAGTTCGGGTTTCATGTTCAGGTTCTCCGTGTGTTCAACCTGAAATGATTCTGACGCCTCCTGCACAACAACACGATTCATTGCCGTTGTCAGAATGCTGGCACAAACAGACCTTAAAAACCGGCTGGCCAGAGAAAGGTCGCAGGAAAACCTTACTCACCGTTTATTTTTTTACTTATAACTATTCACCACTGTTCACCTTAAATAAAAAGATAATTAATACAGTAAGTTAAAGGGTGAATAGTTGAGGGTCTGACTGTTCACCGTCTGTTCACCACTGTTCACCCTCCTGTTTTGCTCTGGTTATAGCATTTAGACTTTATTTTGATTAAAAATGAAAAATATATAACTAAAAGAAATAGAAATTGCTGCATTGTAATGCAGTGATTTGCATATGTTTGCCAGCGTTTGCCTTTGTTTGCCAGAGCGAAAAGTCAATGTTTGTTTCCCCGAAAATCTCACATGACCTGAGGAAAAATATAGACATAATAAGGAGCTACCCGAAGCCGGACGGACACGACCGGCACTGTATGGACTTTGTGAGGTAGCCCGATGCACACTGCTTTTTCTTCCCCGTCTTCTGCCCCTGCCGCGCCGCTGATGCCGGTTTCTGATACCGTTCACGAGCGCTTTATCCGTCTGCCCGAAGTGATGCATCTGTGCGGCCTGTCCCGCTCGACCATTTACGACCTCATCAGCCGGGAAGCCTTCCCGAAACAAATCTCCCTCGGCGGAAAAAATGTGGCGTGGGCGCAGTCTGAAATCACTGCATGGATGGCGGATCGCATTGCCGAACGTAACCGGGGCTATGACGCATGATGATGACCGTTCAGCAAACAGCCCCTTTTTCTGGCTTGCTTCTTTTCGCCGTTTCCAGGTATAGTTTTCCCGCTGCCGCAAAATCGGCAGCCGGGCGTAGGAACCCGTGTAATTCACAGGCGACAACAGACGCGCCATGCGTCTTTTTTTACGTCGTTGCTCAGGCACACCCATTTTTCGGGCTGTGGTGCTTATTCCATAGCCCCTGTCAGATAATGGTGGTCCGGGCGGGGCAGCTTTCGGGCTGGCCGGTATTCTGTGAAGCCGGTATTCCTACCCCCGTTCGGGTCACCACCCATGAGCGTAGGAACTCCGGTGGTGGCAATAACCGCTATTCACAGGAGGTTGCCCTTATGGCTACGACCCTCACCCCGTCACACCCGCAGTTTGTCTTTGTGTTTGCCGCTGTTCGTCGCGCAGACCGTACCCCCCGTATTTGTATGCTCCGCACCGTTGCCGGTGATGAGCACGCCGCACGCCTTTCCCTCATTCGCGATTACGTCCTCTCGTTCGCTGGCCGTCTGCCGGTTGCGGAGGTGCGCGCATGAGACACACCACCATTACCGCCCGTGACCTCGAATGTCTGGAGCATATGCGCAACGTCGGCCAGCTCGTCGGCAACCTGATGCAGGTGCAGGACTGCGCCACCGTTCGTCGTGACCCGACGCAGCAGTTACAGCTCACCTCCGTGATTTACCTCATGACCGCCCAGCTCGACGGCGTGGTCGAACGCTGCAATCAGCAGTGGCTTACCGGGGAGGGTAACGTATGAAAAAGCCATTACCGCCCGTATTACGCGCCGCGCTGTATCGTCGCGCAGTGGCCTGTGCATGGCTGACCCTGTGCGAACGCCAGCACCGCTACCCGCACCTCACCCTCGACGCGCTGGAAAGCGCCATTGCCGCCGAGCTGGAGGGCTTCTACCTGCGCCAGCACGGCGAGGAAAAAGGCCGTCAGATTGCCTGTGCCCTGCTGGAAGATTTAATGGAAGTCGGACCACTGAAAGCTGCCCCGTCGCTGTCCTTTCTCGGGCTGGCCGTGATGGATGAGCTTTGCGCCCGTCATATCACCGCACCGGTACTGCACTGAGGGAGAAAACAACGATGAAAATGAACGTAACAGAAACGGTAAAACAGGCGTGCGGCCACTGGCCGCGCATTCTCCCTGCGCTGGGTGTGAAAGTAATTAAAAACCGCCATCAGTCCTGCCCGGTATGCGGCGGCTCTGACCGTTTCCGCTTTGACGATAAAGAAGGGCGCGGGACGTGGTTCTGCAATCAATGCGGCGCGGGTGACGGGCTTAAGCTGGTAGAAAAAGTGTTTGGCGTGACTCCCTCAGAGGCCGCCGGGAAGGTGAACGCCGTGACCGGCAATCTGCCGCCGGTTGCCCCGGAAGTGATTGCGGCCGCAGAGGCTGAAACGGAGGCTGACCGCAAAGCGGCGGCCGCACTGGCCGTCAGGCTCATGGAGAAAACCCGACCGGCCAGCGGCAACGCCTACCTGACCCGAAAGGGTTTCCCCGACCGGGAATGTCCGGTACTGTCGGCCACACACAAAACCGGCGGCGTGACGTTCCGCGCCGGTGATGTGGTTGTCCCGCTGTATGACGATACCGGCGCACTGGTTAACCTTCAGCTTATCAATTCTGACGGTCTCAAACGCACCCTGAAAGGCGGGGCGGTAAAAGGAGCATGCCATACCATCGAAGGGAAAAAACAGGCCGGAAAACGCCTGTGGATTGCAGAGGGGTATGCGACTGCACTCACCGTGCATCACCTGACCGGGGAAACCGTCATGGTAGCACTGTCCTCCGTGAACCTCCTTTCTCTGGCGAGCCTTGCCCGTCAGAAGTCCCCGGCCTGTCAGATTGTGCTCGCTGCCGACCGTGACCTTAACGGCGACGGCCAGAGTAAAGCCGCTGCGGCCGCAGACGCCTGTGAGGGCGTTGTTGCCCTGCCGCCGGTATTCGGTGACTGGAATGATGCGTTTATACAGTACGGCGAGGAAGCCACACGCAAAGCGATTTATGACGCCATCCGGCCACCGGCGCAAAGTCCGTTTGATACCATGAGCGAGGCGGAATTTACCGCCATGAGCGCCAGCGACAAGGCTTTGCGGGTGCATGAGCATTACGGCGAAGCGCTGGCAGTGGATGCGAACGGCCAGCTCCTGTCCCGCTATGAAAACGGCATCTGGAAAAATATCCCTGTCGCCACTTTTTCACGGAATGTGGCTGACTTATTCCAGCGTCTGCGCGCCCCGTTCTCGTCGGGGAAAATCGCCTCAGTTGTGGAGACCCTGAAACTGATTATTCCGCAGCAGGATACACCGGCGCGCCGTCTGATTGGCTTTCGCAACGGGGTACTCGATACCCAAAGCGGCGTATTCAGCCCGCACCACAAATCGCACTGGCTGCGCACGCTGTGCGATGTGGATTTTACCCCGCCGGTGGAAGGGGAAACGGCTGGGGACGCACGCGCCGAACTTCTGGCGCTGGCTCGACCGTGCAGCCGGTAAAAATCCACAAAAACGCGACGTGATTCTGGCCGCGCTGTTTATGGTGCTGGCGAACCGTTACGACTGGCAGCTCTTTCTCGAAGTGACCGGTCCCGGCGGGAGTGGCAAAAGTATTCTGGCTGAAATCGCGACATTGCTTGCCGGGGAAGATAACGCCACGTCAGCCGACATCGACACGCTGGAAGACCCGCGCAAGCGTGCCTCCCTGATTGGCTTCTCGCTTATCCGTCTGCCTGACCAGGAAAAATGGAGCGGTGACGGCGCAGGGCTTAAGGCCATCACCGGCGGCGATGCGGTCTCGGTTGACCCGAAATACCAGAACCCGTACTCAACACACATTCCGGCGGTGATTCTGGCAGTGAACAATAACCCCATGCGCTTCACCGACCGCAGCGGTGGTGTGTCACGTCGCCGGGTGATTATTCACTTCCCGGAGCAAATTGCGCCGGAGGAACGCGACCCGCAGCTCAGGGATAAAATTGCGCGCGAGCTGGCCGTGATTGTGCGCCAGCTCATGCAGAAGTTCAGCGACCCGATGGCAGCCCGCGCACTGCTCCAGTCACAGCAGAATTCCGACGAGGCGCTCAGCATCAAGCGCGATGCTGACCCTACGTTTGATTTTTGCGGCTATCTGGAAATGCTCCCGCAGACCAACGGGATGTTTATGGGGAATGCCAGCATCATCCCGCGTAATTATCGTAAATATCTCTATCACGCGTATCTGGCCTATATGGAGGCTAACGGGTACAGGAACGTACTCAGCCTGAAAATGTTCGGGCTGGGGCTGCCCATGATGCTGAAAGAGTACGGCCTGAATTATGAGAAGCGGCACACTAAGCAGGGGATACAAACCAATCTGTCGCTGAAAGAGGAAAGCTACGGCGACTGGCTACCGAAATGCGACGAACCCGTAGCAACATAA